GGAATTCTTAAGGAAAGAACTGATACTGGCAGAATATATCTTGTCAATATCGACAATGTCATCAACCAAGGCCCGTTTGATACAATGGTTAATCCCATATATCAATCAAACCTATGCCAAGAGATACTACTACCCACGAAACCTTTTCAACGCATTGAAGACCCTGAGGGCCGAATTGCTCTTTGCACTCTTGGAAGCATAAACTGGGGTGCATTTAAGGATCCTCAACAAATGCGCAAGGCCTGTAGAATTCTAGTAAGATCTTTAAGTAACCTATTGGCATACCAAGACTTCTTGAGTATTCAAAGTAAGTTAGCCAATGAAGACTTTGAACCATTGGGTGTAGGTATTACAAACTTGGCCTACTGGCATGCTCGCCGTAACATCAAGTACGGTGAAGCAGATGCATTGGCCGAAGTCAAACGCTGGATGGAACATCAAGCCTACTATCTAACCGAAGCCAGTGTTGAATTGGCCAAAGAGCGTGGTGCTTGTAAAAAGTCTGCACAGACATTCTACGGTAAGGGCATATTCCCCTGGGAACGCCGTAGCAAGGGTGTTGATGAATTGACCAGCTTTGAACCTAGTCTAGATTGGGAAATTTTAAGAGCCGACATGTTACAGTATGGCATTCGTAATGCTACACTGATGGCAGTTGCTCCAGTAGAGTCCAGCTCTGTTGTTCTAAACTCCACCAACGGAATTGAAATGCCGATGGAAATGATTTCTGTGAAGGAATCAAAGGCTGGATCGTTTGTACAGGTAGTACCAGAGTACAAACGCCTAAAGAATCGTTATCAACTCATGTGGGAACAAAAAGACTGTATTGACTATCTCAAAACAGCCTGTGTTCTAGCCGCCTATGTTGATCAAAGTCTAAGCACTAATACTTTTTATAATCCTGCACATTTCGCAGAAGGTAAAGTTCCGGGCACATTGATTGCTAAAAATCTAATGTTGGCCTACAAGTGGGGATTAAAGACCATGTACTACAGCTTGATCAATAAGGTCGGAGCCAAAGTCAGTGTTACCAGTACCAATGCAATCAATGCCGCAGACAATGTTGTTATCTATGAAGACCTCGAAGATGACTGCGAAGCATGTAAATTATAAGGAATAAAAATGTCATCGGCTCAATACAATTTAAGTAAACAAACAAACTATCTAAAGCGCAAGATGTTCCTGGATCCAGAAGGTCCGGTTACAGTACAACGCTTTGAAGAAGTCAAGTATCCTAAGATTCAAAAATTTGAAGAACTTGCTCGCGGGTTCTTTTGGGTTCCGGAAGAAATCAGTCTTACCAAAGACAAGATGGATCACAAAGACGCCAGTGACGCTGTTAAACATATCTTTACCAGCAACCTACTGCGTCAAACAGCACTAGACAGTATTCAAGGTCGTGCACCAAATCAAGTGTTTAGTCCAGTGATCAGTATTCCTGAACTTGAAGCACTAGTCAGCAACTGGAGTTTCTTTGAAACCAATATTCACTCAAAGAGCTACAGTCACATCATAAGGAATGTATATGGAGTACCAAAAGAAGAATTTAATAAAATTCACGACACAGCTGAGATCGTGGCTATGGCTGCAAATATTGGTCGCTACTATGAGAATCTTCATGTACTCAATTGCCGTAAAGAATTGGGCGAAGAAATTTCCATTAGAGAACACAAGCGAGCAATTTGGCTTGCTCTTCACGCATCGTATGCACTAGAAGCATTCCGCTTTATGGTATCGTTTGCCACAAGTCTAGCTATGGTTGAAAATCGTATCTACATTGGCAATGGCAATATCATTAGTCTAATTCTACAAGATGAAATACTTCATGCAGATTGGACAGCTTGGATTATTAATAATGTGGTCAAAGATGATCCAGATTTTGCCGAATTAGTTGACGACTGCAAAGAAGAAGTATACGCTATGTATATGGAAGTTATCAGTGAAGAAAAGGCATGGGCCGAATACCTGTTTAGTAAAGGTGTTGTTATTGGTCTTAATGCTGATATTCTTAAAAACTTTGTAGACTATACAGCGTTTACTCGTTTGAAAGATATTGGAATCAAATACTTGGAGGAACATCCTCGTCAAAGTCCAATACCATGGTTTAACAAACATGTGAATATCAATAAGAAACAAACTGCTCTACAAGAAAACGAAAGTACCAATTATGTTATTGGTGTTATGAGTGATATTGTAGAGTCCGAAGAACTTCCAGATCTATAATAGGAGATGTCATGTCAGGTAAAGGCAGTAGACCCAGACCTTACGGTGTTGACCTAAAAACATTCGACAGTAACTGGGAACAAATATTTGGTAAAAAGGAAAAGAAAAATGAAAGCCATAGTGTGGAGCAAGAATCAATGTCCGTATTGCGACCAAGCGAAGAACCTTCTAAAGATGAAGGGGATAGAGTTTGAAGAACGCAACATCAATAAAGACTATACCAAAGAGCAATTATTAGAAGCTGTACCAACAGCTCGTACCGTTCCACAAATTTTCTTAGACGGCGAGTTGATTGGTGGTTTCACCGAACTACGGGCTCATTTAAATGGCTGATGATAAATTTGATAAACTCAAAGAAGCCTTAGAAAAGGTAAATTCTTCTGAGTTTAAATTCAAAGAGAACGATGCCACATCCAAATCATCGGACAATGCGCTCGATAGCAGTGATAATGAGCTTACTATCGATATAAGCAGTCTGAATGGAGTTATAGGCAACTGGAGTGCGGCAAATATTCCCAATGTTACCATTAGCACTATCGGATCGGGGTTGAGTGGACAAGTGCTTGGTGCAAGCGGTTCTAATGGGAGTGGGCCAATTTGGACCAGTAGTCTTTCTAGTCTAAGCGGTTTGGGCAATATTACCACTAGTCAAAGCACTCCTAGTATACAGGTAAAAGGTGATGCCGAGTTTGATGGAGACATCAAATGGAAAGGTCGCAGTCTAGGATCATTACTGGAAAGCATTGAAGATAGACTTGCCATACTACAAGATCCGGACCCTAAAAAATTAGAAAAACATGCGGCTCTTAAAAAAGCCTACGATCATTACAAGTTGTTGGAAAAATTAATTGGCGAAGACTGACACTAATTCAGCAGATGGACGCTCTAGTTACGATATAGAAGTAGGAGGAATGATAGTACCATTTTTTAATAAAAATGTTACTCCTTATGCTACAGAGTCTAGTGGTCCTAAGTTTGACCTAGTGCCAGTAGAAAAGCAAAAAGATGTCATGTTGAATGTAGCTCGGCTACATGCACAACAAGAGTATGATCGCATTATGGAAATGGTTGCTGTGCTACAAAAACAGGCCAACCAAATCAAGCGTCGATTAGAAATAACAGATGCAGTACATGCGGCCAAATATCAGTTCCAGGTTTCACATGGTCAGAATTATTGGCTAGCCTGGCACAGTAGGCATAAATGTACTATACTAACCAGCCATGGACCAAATGATTGGTCCACTGGCAAACCCGTAGACTACGACTATATAGCTCGTGTAAAATACCTAGGCGATTATAGTTGGCAAGAAATAGACGAAGAAGGAAATTATGTTAATTAATAAAGGCCCAACACCGGGCGATGTAGTAAGTGTAAAATTAGTAAACGGTGATGAGCTAATTGCTCGTTTTGAAGAAGATAATGTAACAAACATTAAACTTAATAGACCGTTGGCCTTAACCATGAGTGGGCAAGGATTGGGAATGATTCCTTGGATGTTCCTTGGTGCTGAAGAAACGGTCAGCATTAAAAAAGAACATGTATTGGCCCTAATGTCTAGCAAAAAGGACGCCGCTGATCAATACATGCAGGGAACCACCGGTATTGCTCTGCGTTAAATACACTATATAGGAGATTGATATGCCAACTGTAATAACCATGACTGGACCAGGTACAGCTACCCTAGTAGATGATGCCGCTGCCGCTATTGCCCTGCAGACTGTTGCGTTAACAGCCGAACTTGAACATTTGCGTTTTACAGTAGCCGCACTAACAGATGCTGTCAGTGCTCTAGCAGACAGTAGCCAGGCCACTAGCAAATCATTAGATGATATTAATTCAGCAGTAGGTGGAGTAAGTGTTGCTATGCATGATGCTACTACAACTGCTCAAACACTGGCGGCCAACCAAATTAAGAAAAATAACTTTGACATGGCAGTGACTATGCAGGGTTATGAAAAGTTAGGTGAAACACCACCTCCTACACCGACCTTGGAAGAACAGATTAAACAGGCAGTAAGTGACAGCACTATTATTCATGCGCAGGTTAAGGCACAGAATTTAATTGCTGGTAAAATTGAAGATGCTGTTGCTGGTATACAGAGTTGGATTACTGGTAGTGCTGTTTATCAAGATGTTGCTTCTTGGCTCAAGAAACAGAAGGATGCTATTATTGCGGCAATAACTCCAGCAGGTCCAAAGTCTACTATCAGAAATACTGCGGCGCAGGCTGGTACTCCTCTTCCACCGACAGTATAATATATGTCTAGTCCTTGGATCACTAAATCTGGTATACAGAAAAACAGCACTAGCCCGGCAGTTGATGATCTATATCAATCGCCTAATGTGTTTGTTAATGGTGTACCTGTAGTTCTATATGCTACTCCTGGCACAGTACTTGCCAGCGGAGGATTTAGTGGTGTTTCTCCCAACGCACCTGTAAGTATCAACGCACAGGCCAACGCGGCCAACAGTGCCACAATGGCTTCTTATGTCTCAAATCCTGCG